ACGAACACGTTGGTATGCTTAGTGAAGGCGAGTACGGCGCAATGTATTTTAACGATACACTTAATGACTGGTCTAAGTTTGATATAAACAATCGTACAAAGCACGATGCTTCTATCAGCTCAGGTCTCGCAATTATGGCTTGTCATAAAGACTTATATCGACCGATCGGAGAACAACAAAAAACAAAACTAAACCTAAGGATTGCTAAATACAGTCAAGACGGTAACACTTCAAAAATAATAAAATAACAATATGGCTAACTCAGTTGCAAGTAACTTTTTTCCGAGCCAAGTGGCTAGTGACCAGGAGAAAATGTCCCCTGATTACGGCTTGCAGGTAGGTCGGGCTATTCAAAACGAGTGGTTCGATGGCAACCAAGGAGGCACAAGATTCCGCAGCAATCAAGACAGCTTTCACGGTTTACGGTTATACGCACGTGGTGAACAGCCTATACAAAAATACAAAGACGAGCTTTCTATAAACGGTGATTTATCTTACCTCAACCTTGATTGGAAGCCGGTACCTATTCTTTCTAAATTTGTTGATATTGTTGTAAACGGTATTGCAGACAGAGCGTTTGATATTAAAGCTTACTCGCAAGACCCTTACGGTGTTGAAAAGCGCACTGCGTATATGGACTCTATTATTAGAGACATGCAAACCAAAGAGCTTAACGACTATGCAGCTGAAGCATTCGGTATTAACTTGTACGAAAACGATCCTGCAGCGTTACCTGAATCTAAAGAAGAGCTTGAGTTACACATGCAGCTTAGCTACAAGCAAGGTATTGAAATTGCTGAAGAGGTTGCGATAAATACATTATTAGACGGTAACAAATACGATTTAATCAAAAGACGCGTATACCACGATTTAACAACCATTGGTATTGGCGCTGTTAAAAACACTTTCTCTGAATCAGAAGGTGTTTTAGTTGATTATGTTGACCCTGCTAATCTAGTGTATTCTTATACAGAGTCACCGTACTTCGAAGATATTTATTATGTTGGTGAAGTAAAGACCATACCTATAAGCGAAGTTAAGAAGCAATACCCATTGCTGACACAAGAAGATTTAGACAAGATAAAGGGCAGCGGCTCTCAGAACCAAAGCGCTGGTTGGAGTAGAACTAGTATTAACGACGACTACTACGATTCAAACACCGTGCAGGTATTGTACTTTAATTATAAGACGTACATGAACGAAGTGTACAAGATTAAAGAGACAGCTACAGGTTCTGAAAAGGTGATACTACGTGACGACCAGTTTAACCCACCTGCTGATGCTGAAGGGTTTGCTAAAGCATCGCGTTCGCTAGAGGTGCTTTACGAAGGCGCAATGGTGTTGGGGACAAGCATACTGCTTGAATGGGGCATCGCTGAAAACATGATGCGCCCTAAGAGTGATTACAATAAAGTAAAGATGAATTACAGTATTGTAGCGCCAAGAATGTACAGAGGTCGTATTGAATCTATTGTAAGCCGTTGTACTGGCTTTGCGGATATGGTTCAGCTTACACACTTAAAGATGCAGCAAGTATTAGCAAAGATGATGCCGGACGGCGTTTATATGGATGCTGATGGTCTTGCTGAAATTGATTTAGGTAATGGCACAAACTACAACCCGCAAGAAGCATTAAACATGTTCTTCCAAACAGGTTCTGTTATTGGTAGGTCATTTACGCAAGAGGGTGATATGAACCCTGGTAAAGTACCTATTCAGCCGCTACAGACGGGTGCGGGCGGCCAGAAGCTACAAACTTTAATCCAGACGTATAATTACTACTTGCAGATGATTCGTGACGTTACAGGGCTTAATGAAGCTCGCGACGGTTCAACACCCGATTCAAGAGCATTAGTTGGTGTACAGAAGATGGCAGCTGCAAATTCAAACACAGCTACACGCCACATCTTAGATGCAGGATTGTTTTTAACAGCTGATGTAGCAGAAGGTCTATCACTTAGAATATCTGATATACTAGAGTACAGTCCAGCACGTGATGCATTCATACAAAAGATTGGTGGATTTAACGTCGCTACATTAGATGAACTTAAAGACCTGCATTTGCACGACTTCGGTATTATGCTTGAGTTGTCACCAGATGACGAAGAGAAGGGCATGCTGGAAAACAACATTCAAACTGCACTATCTGCTGGGTTGATTGATTTAGAGGATGCTATTGATATTCGTGAAGTTAAGAACTTAAAGCTAGCTAACCAATTGTTAAAGCTACGCCGTAAGAAGAAGCTTGAGCGCGATCAGATGATGCAACAGCAGAACATCCAAGCACAGGCACAAGCAAATGCGCAAGCACAACAAGTAGCAGCACAAGCTGAGGTACAGAAAGACCAAGCGTTGTTCCAAACCAAAGCGCAGCTCGAGCAGATGAAAGCACAGCTTGACCAGCAGAAAATGCAACAAGAGGTTGAGCTTAAGAAACAGCTTATGGCTCTTGAGTTCCAGTACAACATGCAACTTAAAGGTATAGAAGTAGAGGGACAGAAGACCAAAGAAGCGCAAAAAGAAGACCGCAAAGACGAAAGAACCAAAATGCAAGCCACACAACAAAGCGAGTTGATTGACCAAAGAAAGAACGATTCCGCACCAAAGAATTTCGAATCCTCTGGAAATGATATACTTGGCGGTGGTTTCGGTTTAGGTACCTTTGAACCTAAGTAATAATAACTACATATAATTATATAATATCTTATCATGAGTGAAGAAAATATGCCAGTTACTAGCATCGATGATGATGGTACTGTTAAACTAGACTTTAGCGCAAATGCCGTTCAAGAGCAAAGCCCAGATGAGGTTCCTGTACAAGACGAACCCGAAGTTAGCGAAGGAGTTACAGAGCAAGACGTCGAAGATGCAGCTCCAGAACCTGCCAGAGAAGAAGAGCCCGTTCAGGCTGAAGAACCAGTAGAAGAAGAAGAGTCTGCATTACAAGAAATTACAGACGAAGAGGTTGAAGAAGCAACAGACGAGTTACAAGAAGAGGTTGCCGAAGCAATTGCTGAATCGGCTGTAACAGGTGTAGAATTACCGGAAAACATTCAAAAAGTTGTAGACTTTATGAGTGAGACAGGTGGTTCTTTAGAAGACTATGTAAAGCTCAATACGGACTATGCATCGTTAAATGAAGACCAACTACTTCGCGAGTACTATGAGGCGGTATACTCTCATTACGACAAAGAAGACATTGACTTCTTATTAAGCGATAAGTTTTCTTACGACGAAGACCTCGATGACGAGCGTGAAATTCGCATGAAGAAGCTAGAGCGCAAAGAAGCACTAGCGAAAGCGAAAAACCACTTAGACGGTTTAAAGTCTAAATACTACGATGAAATTAAGATGGGTTCAAAATTGAATCCAGAACAGCAAAAAGCGGTTGAGTTTTTCAATCGTTATAATAAAGAAAGTGAAGAAGCAGCAATGGTTGCTGAACAACAAGCTAGTAAATTTAAACAAGAAAGCGCTAGAGTGTTCAACGAAAAATTCGAAGGTTTCGATTATTCTGTTGGAGACAAGAAATACCGCTTTAAAGTTAAGGATACTAGCCAGGTTAAAGAAACTCAAAGTGACATTAACAACTTTATCAAGAAGTTCTTGAATGAAAAGGGGGAAATGAAGGACGCTAAGGGTTATCATAAATCGCTGTTCACAGCTATGAATGCTGATCAAGTTGCACAACACTTTTACGAGCAAGGTAAAGCTGATGCAGTAAAGGATAGTATGGCACGCACGAAGAACGTTAATATGAGCCCGAGAGGGGTTCACGAAGAAGTAACGGCATCTAACGGGTGGAAAATACGCGCACTTGACAGTGGACAAAGCTCTTCTAAACTTAAGGTTAAATTTAGAAAATAATAATCCATTAAAAATTTACAACAATGGGAACTTTTTCAGGTGGTGCGTATCCAGCACCTCTAACTCCGCGTCCTACTAAAACACCGGACGCATCAAATTACATTAATTTTACAGACCCAGCTTTCAAGCAGTGGTCTCAACAGTATCTCCCTGAGATCTACGAAAAAGAAGTTGAGCGTTACGGTAAGCGTACTGTAGGCGGCTTCTTGCGTATGGTTAGTGCAGAAATGCCTATGGCTTCTGACCAAGTTATTTGGACAGAACAAGGTCGTTTGCACTTGGCTTTCAAATCTGTCGCTAGCTCTCAGACTGCTACAGCTACAGAGGTTTCTTTAACTTTCGGTGATGCTGCAGAAGCTGCTTTGTTGGCTGTAGGTATGACATTGGTTGTAGCTGACGCTGCTAACAACGTTGCTAAAGTACGTGTTTCTACCGCTGCAGTTGGTGCAGTTGTTAAAGTACAGGTTTACGGCGCTGCTGATTTGTCTGCTCTTGCTGCTACAGGTCTTTCTGCTTTCGTATTCGGTTCTGAGTACGCTAAAGGTTCTGAAAACATCGGGCTTTCTCGTGACGCTTCTTTCGAGCGCTACTCTAACAAGCCAATCATCCTACGTGATAAGTACAGCGTTGCTGGTTCTGACGTAGCTCAAATTGGTTGGATTGAAGTTACTTCTGAAGCTGGTACTTCTGGTTACTTATGGTACTTGAAGTCTGAGCACGAGTCTCGTCTACGCTTCGAAGACTACTTGGAAATGGCAATGGTTGAAGCTGAGAAGAAAGGTGGAGCTGGTGCTACTACTGTAGAAGGTACTGAAGGTATGTTCGAAGCTATCGAAACACGCGGTATGGTTTACACTGGCACAGTCTTTGACGCTGCTAACGGTCTTGATGAGTTCGATGCATTGTTGGCTCAACTTGATAAGCAAGGTGCAATTGAAGAGAACATGATGTTCTTGAACCGCGCTAAGTCTTTACAGATTGACAACATGCTTGCTGCTCAAAATTCTTACGGAACCGGCGGTACTTCTTACGGGGTATTCGACAACTCTGAGGATATGGCGTTGAACTTAGGATTCTCTGGATTCCGTCGTGGTTCTTACGACTTCTACAAAACTGACTGGAAATACTTGAATGATGCAACTACTCGTGGTCTTATTGGAGACATCGAAGGTACAATTGTTCCTGCTGGTACTTCTACAGTTTACGATGAAACTCTAGGTAAGAACATTGCTCGTCCATTCTTGCACGTGCGTTACCGCGCTAACGAGGTTGATGATCGTCGCATGAAGTCTTGGGTTACTGGTTCAGTTGGCGGCAACTACACTAGTGACGAAGATGCAATGAACGTTCACTTCTTGTCTGAGCGTGCACTTTGTGTTCAAGCTGCTAACAACTTCGTATTGTTGAAAACAGTTTAATCATTAATTTTTAATATTACCCTCGTCCTTGTGGCGGGGGTAATTATTACCCTTATTTAATTATATTATATTATGGCGACAGCTAAAAAACCCGTGGCTAAGAAAGCTCCGGTTCAAAAAGAAACTACAGTAGAGGCACCAAAAGTGTCATTTGAAGCACCAACAGAAATGCCTCCACTACCTAAAAAACCTATTTGGGAATCTAAAGACCGTTTGTACGAAATGACCGGTAATAAAACTCCTATAGTTTGGTCAATACCTACAATGCACACGGCTAAGCAGCCTTTGCTCTGGTTCGACAAAGAAAAAGGTTACCAGCGCGAATTACGCTATGCTACAAACCAAAATTCTTGTTTCGTAGACGAGCAAGAAGGAACAGCTACTTTAGGCCGCATTATATTTGAAGGCGGTAAACTGTTTGTACCTAAAGAACAAGTGGCATTACAAAGATTCCTTTCGTTGTACCACCCGCTAACACTGCAAGGTAAGATTAAAGAATACATGCCTGATGCTATTGCTGAATGGGAAGTAGACAACATTGAGATGGAGCTAGAAGCGATGAACATGGCCACGGCTATGGATATTGACGAAGCTGAAGCAATCTTACGCGCAGAATTCGGATCTGAGGTATCTAAGATGAGTTCTAAGGAGCTTAAACGCGACTTGCTTGTGTTTGCCCGTAATAATCCTGATTTGTTCATAGAGCTAGCGAATGACGAGAATGTACATTTACGTAACATCGGAATTAAAGCTACTGAAGCTGGTTTACTACAGCTATCAGGGGATAACAGAACGTTCTCTTATGGAGCTACTGGTCGTAAGCTTATGACCGTTCCTTTTGATGAACACCCTTATTCAGCACTTGCTGCATACTTCAAAACTGATGAAGGTATGGAAGTGTTGAACACAATTGAAAAACGACTATAACAGTCATAAGTGGTATGTGCAAATTCTGCACGTACCACTTTAATAACACAAAAACATTATGAGCGTAAGCGTAGACACTGTTTATCAACGGGTATTAGCCATACTCAATAAAGAACAAAGAGGATATGTTACGCCTCAAGAGTTCAATCTATTTGCCAATCAAGCGCAGCTAGATATCTTCGAGCAATACTTTTACGACATCAACCAGTTCGGTCGTATTCACGGTAACGATACCGAGTACTCTGATATGCTCAACCTCCTTAACGAAAAAATAAACATCTTCGAGGTCACAGCTGCTATGACGCATGCTGGCTCAGGATTATGGACCGCTCCTGCTAATTTGTACAGGATCGGTACTATTATTTATAATAATAACGAAGTAGAACGCATTAACCAAAATGAGTTCTTATACATTAATAAATCACCGTTAACAAAACCTAGTAACGAACGTCCTGTTTTTATAGCTAATACAACTGGCTATAAAGTGCACGGCGCTGCACCGTTAGAAACTGGTGTAACATGTAACTATATTAAGAGACCCGCAACGGTAGAATGGGCAGGTACACTTATAAACGGTAGTTTAGTTAACAATGCTGGTAATTCAGTAGACTTCGAACTGCATCCATCTGAAGAAACGGAACTTGTATACAAGATTCTAGAGCTCGCAGGTATAGCAATCAAAGACCCAAGCGTGTACCAAATTGGTAACCAGATGGAATCTCAAAAGATACAACAAGAAAAAGCATAATAAATGGGGCTAATAAATCAAACTAATGAGCTGTACTACGAAGGCGCTGACGGCGTTTGGAACAGCGGTGACGAAAACTACGGTGACTATCAATTCACCAGCCTCGATGACATTATAACTAATTTTATAATTGCTTATGTTGGTGAAGATAAAATCATCAGTAAAATTAAGCGAACAGATGTAATGTTCCATGCAAAGCGCGCTATTCAAGAGTTTAGCTTTGATACATTACCTTCTGAGAAAGCACAGGAGATAGAAATAGGCCCTACGCTAAATATGATCCTACCGCAGGATTATGTTAACTACGTAAAGTTTTCTTACACTGATAGCGCGGGTATTGAAAGAATACTGTATCCTACTAGAGATACAAGTAACCCAATGGCTATAACGCAGGATTCAAATTTTGAATACACGTTTGATAACACTGGTGAGATTATTGAATCTGACGAGTCTATTACATTGTCACGCTTTAAATCAGGCGATACAACGCAAGTAAACAATTCTAATAACCCAAACAATCTAACCGATAGTGAGTTGTTTAACTTATACCGCTACGGTGGACGCTATGGTATCAACCCTGAGCAAGCGCAGTCTAACGGTGTTTTCTACATTGACAAACTAAAAGGCATTGTACACTTTAGCTCAAACTTAGTTGAACAGATTGTAACACTCAAGTACATCAGCGACGGGTTAGGCACAGACGCAGAAATGCGAGTACATAAACTAGCTGAAGAAGCTATCTACAAATACATTGCTCACGCTGTTCTAGCTACAAGAGCAAACACTCCAGAATACCAAGTTGCCCGCTTTAAAAAAGAAATGGCAGCGGCAAAGCGTAATGCTAAGCTACGTTTGTCTAACCTGAAAATAGCGGAGTTAGCACAAGTTATGAGAAATCAATCTAAATGGATTAAGCACTAATATATGCCTAAGTTAACACAAAACTTTGTTCGCGGTAGAATGAACAAGGATCTCGATGAACGCCTTGTACCTAAAGGTGAATATCGCGATGGTCAAAATATCCAGGTGAGCACATCTGAGGGTTCTGATGTTGGGGCTGTTGAAAATGTATTAGGCAATGTATTAAAGAACTTCGAAGGTACAGGAGACTGGGCTCCTAACTTCGATCTAACGAATGCAACAACCATCGGTGCCGTTAGAGATACTTCCAACAATAAACTGTATTGGTTCTTAACTAGCGATGAAGCCGACGCTATATTAGAGTTTGACCAAGCTACAGGCATTGTCGCTCCAGTATTGGTAGATATAAACAACGTATTAAACTTTAGCACTAGTAATCTAATTACTGGTGTTAATATATTAGAGAACCAGCTGTTCTGGACCGATGACTTAAACGAGCCACGTGTTATAAACATCGATACGTTTAAAGCTGGATCTGACCAGGGGAGTAATATAATTAGCGTGCACACGCAGGTTTACGGCAGAGACTTTATTGGTTCGGACGTAACTGTTATTAAGAAAGCACCACAAGAAGTACTCACAGTTGTGGCGTCGCCGTCGATATATAGCGGGCCAGGTACAGGTATTGACCCTGTAGGTGTTACGCATAATTTCTTTGGTGAAGTAACTGGCAATATAGTAAACATTAGTCTTGACCAAGCTATATCGTGGAGTGGAATAGCGGACACTACGTTTTCAATGACCGCGTATATAACAAACGAAGATAACTCTAGAGATGAGTTTGAAGTTACTGGGGAGATTGATACCTATACTAGTGCTAGTGATGTAGACATCCTTATAACTAGCATATCCGCTGATGTGCCCAACTTAGCGTTGGACTGGGAACTTTTATTAGTAGAAGGCGAACCTATATTTAAAAACGATTTCCCTAGATTTTCATACAGATATAAATACTCCAACGGCGAGTACTCTCCTTACGCAACTTTTTCCAATGCTGCTTTTGTACCCGGTGATTTCGAGTACCTTAGCCGCGACGGTAATAACATTGGAATGGAAAGTGTTATTAGGAAAATAGACATATCTGGTTTTCAAACAACACCAAAAGATGTTGACGAGGTAGAGGTGTTGTACAAGGGCTCAGACTCTAACAACGTATACCTTATTCATTCTTTTAAATACGATTTTTCAGAACCTATTCAGCCTGTACTTTCTTTAACATTAACTTCTAAATCTTTAGGTAGAGTTATTGAAAGCGTACAATTACTTAGGCTATTTGACGCGGTGCCTAAAAAAGCTAAAGCACAAGAAGTTATAGGTAATCGCGTGATATATGCTAACTATGAGCAGAACTACACGATAGAGAACAGTAGCATTGATATCGTGGCTAGCCAAGCAAACGCTACGCACCCTAATGTAAAGAGAGGTTTAGCCTCGGTAAAAACAAACAGAGACTACCAAATTGGGGTAAGCTTTATAGACGACTACGGCCGCGAAACGCCAGTATTCACTTCTAATACAGGTTCTATTACTTTGGACGGTAGAAACTCCCCTAAGGTAAATTCCTTGCGCGCTAAGCTAAATACCTTTACTCCGCCATCGTGGGTAGACAAGTTTAAATACTACGTAAAAGACCCTAGTGCAGCGTACTATAATATCGCATTGGATAGATATTACGATGCTGAAGACGGTGGTGTTTGGTTATCTTTTCCTTCATCAGAGAGAAATAAGATTAAAGAAGGGCAATACCTAACTTTAAAGAAAGAACACGACAACGACAACCCTGTTACTATAAATAACAAGTACAAAGTGTTATCTATAGAGAACGAGGCTCCTGATTATATAAAATACTTAAAAACAGTAGTAGGTAGGGTAAAAGTATTTAGGGGCGGTTCTCCTATTACAGACCCTTTTGTAATAGGTAGCGAACAAATTAATTTTTTAGCGCCAACAAAAGATAGAAACGAAAACTTTTTCGAAGGGTTCAATAAAAAATGTTTTATACAATTTTTTAGCGAAAACGCTACAGGTGGTTCTAATATTTACGAAATAGTTAGTGGTGGACCCACTGGCGATGAAGTAGAAATTTCTGCTGTTTTATATTCTTACTTTAGTTGTACTTTAGTGGAAGGTATTAAAAGCAGCGACTTATGGTTAACCCAATTAGCAACGGGTGAAAGAATAACAGCTGTGCTTTATCATAACGAAATAAATCAGTCCCCTGATTTTGTAGGTAGATTTTTTACTAAGATTAAGAGTAATGGCTCTTTAGAGCAAAATATAAAAGAAGCTTTTGCAGACACATCGCCTAGTTTAGTTACGGACAAAACTGAAGCGGTGCTTTACGATCAAATGCCAAATGTCGTTACCAGCCCTAGCTTTGCGTGGGACGACATACACGTTGCATCAAACCCAGGAGACGGGTTAACTTTAAACAGCGATACTTTTTACATTTCAGCAGCGGATACTAGTGCAACGCCTTGGTTTACTTCACAAGAAAAAATATTTTGGGACAAACTAGCGGGCGGAACATATTTAGAATTTGTTTTTATAAACGGCGATAAAAGCGAAAAGCCCTACAAAATAATTGATGTTGTTACGCAAACAGACACTAGGGTATCCCCTGGAACTGGAGAAAGCCAGACAAAAACAATAACTTTAGATAGGCCTTATACTGATAAAGACCCAGCTATAGAAAAACCTTTTGATATAACCGTTTTGAAGACCAGATTTAAGGGGGAGTCAACAAGCATTTCTTCTTCTAACCCTGCTATTTTTGAAACAGAACCTGATGAGCTAGCGGACCTAGATTTATACTACGAAGCTACTGAGCCAATAGACAAATCTAACATTAACGCAGTGCAAACTCTTAGCTGGTCAAACTGCTACTCGTTCGGCAACGGTGTAGAATCAGATCGTATCAGAGACGACTTTAACGCACCGACAATAGGCAAGGGTGTAAGAGTAAGTTCTACTATAGAAGAGCCATATAGAGAGGAGAGAAGAGCTAACGGTTTAATATTCAGTGGTATATTTAACTCTACGTCTGGTATTAACAATACTAACCAATTTTTAATAGCTGAGGATATTACTAAAGACATTGACCCATCTTACGGTTCAATTCAGAAGTTACATGCTAGAGACACTAACTTGGTCACTCTATGTGAAGACAAGTCTTTACGTATACTCGCTGATAAAGATGCTTTATTTGAAGCGGATGGTAATCCTAATATCACAGCGTCAAGAAACGTATTAGGACAGACCATACCTTTCGCTGGTGAGTTTGGCATCTCTAAAAATCCAGAGTCTTTTGCGTCTTTCGGGTTTAGAGCTTACTACACTGATAAAGCTAGAGGAGCAGTTATTAGATTGTCAAATGACGGCATTACAGTCATCTCTGACAAGAACATGTCTTACTACTTTAATCAGGAATTAAAAGCCGCCGCGCAGCCTCTAATTGGCTCGTATGATGAAGATACAGGTACATACAATGTACGTATTGATAACAAACAATTATCTTTCCAGGAAAGTGTTGACGGTTGGACAACTCGTTTAACATACGCCCCTGAGTTTGCAATTTCTTTAAACACTGAGTACTACACATTCAACGGTGGGGAATTGTACGAGCATTCAGATGATACCAACAGAGCGAACTTCTATGGCGTACAAAACGACACAACTGTCACAACTATTATCAATGACGGACCATCGAGCATTAAAAACTTTAAGACCCTATCTTACGAAGGTGATGACGGTTGGACAGCATCGATTACAACAAACAGCCAAGAAGGAGTAATAGATACTTGGAAACAGAAAGAAGGTTTGTACTTTAACTTTATTAAAGGAGAAGCTACCACCTTAAGTAACATCGATACATCAGAGTTCTCTGTGCAAGGGTTGTCTAATCTAGCTACTAATCCACCACACAACGGTACATCGTATACCTTAACTATGGTTGGTGCTATCAATGTATCTTTGCAGGTTGGTGATATTGTATACTACCACGACGGCACATTAAACCAAATGGGTGAATGTGCAGTTATTGATAGACTGAACAAGACAATCACAGTCACAACGCCAGCTATAACGATTAACCCTCCAGTAATTGGAGACTTTGTGTTGTTTGCTAAAGATGGTGTTATAAACAAATCAGGGATTGTAGGTTACTACGCAAATATAGTACTTACAAATACCAATAGTAGCAAGAAGGAACTCTTTGCTGTTAACTCTGAAGCCTTTATAAGCAGCGAATAATACGTAATAATAATTTATAAACTAATTTAATATGTCACTATTAACAGCAGTGCTAGCCGCGGCTGCGGGTCCTGCGGCAGAATTTGGAGCGTCCTTTATAGGTGGGCAAAAAAGACTACAGCGTAGGGATACAGCACAGAGTGCTTACGACACAGCAATGGCTGACTATACCTCTCAAGATTTTAGTAATGTGTTCGCTAATATGGAAAACCCGTATGAGGACCTTACTGTAAATCAAGCAGCTGCACAATTTCAGCAGCAATCCCAATCACAGAATCTAGCTGATATAATGGGGTCAGGTAGAGCTTCAGCCGGTAGCTCTGGTATTGCAGCGTTTTCTCAAATGCTAGCAAACCAACAGGCTCAAGGGTCACAGCAAATAGCTGCTCAGTTAGGTTTACAAGAATCCAATATACAAGGGATGAAAGCTCGCGGGGCAATGTCTATTGAGCAAATGGAAAGACAGGGAGAACTTACATCTAGACAGATGGAAGGCAATATGCTTGGTACTCAGCTGGGTATGTCGCAAGCTGAATTAGCAGGCGCGTACCAGTCTATAAATATGGCACAAGCAGCCAGAGCAGGAGCGCTAGGTGAGATAGCCGGCGGTGTAGCGCCAATAATAGCTGACCCAAGTAAATACAGTTAACATGGCAGACGCTACATTAATACAAGGTGCTAGACAACTAGCTGAAGCTCAAAGCGGTGTCAATATGGGCGCTGCGTTTGGAGCAGGTTATGATAAAGCTATGGCTCGTAACCAAGCTGAAATGAACCGCATGCTTAAACAACAACAGGCAGCGGAAAAAAGAGCAAAAGACATTTTAAAAGAGGGCGACAAGTACATGCGAGAATACGTTGTCAAAGGCGTTAATTCTGTTATTAAGGGCGAAACCGGTGGTTTAACAACCGAAGATATGCAGCATGCTACTGAATACCTTACCGCACAAAAGGGCGCTTTAAGCGAAGGCAAAACTTTACTAGAGAAAGGATACTCAGTTAGCGATCCCGAGGCTATAAAGCAAGCTAGATTTATGGGTGAAGAGGCTGAAAGCAATGCTGTTTCTTTTCACAACCAATTGTCTTTGCTTCAAGAAGCTAGAAAAGAATACGCGGCTCTTAAGAATAGCGGCAACCTCGCTGCTGTAGAGGGTAACATTAAAAACATAGAAAACGCTAACCGGTTAATGACTTCTAACTGGAGCGTAAAAGAAGGCGAAATTGTGTTTGACGACGGTACAAGATTAGTCGACATATCGTTGCCATATACTACTGATATAGGCAAGGGCTTTATGGAGTGGGCTGGTTCTGAGACCGATAAAGTTTCTAAAATGACCGCAACTGAACTTAATAAAGCTACAACTAAAAAAGAAAATATCAGAAGCACAGCTGAAGGGTATTTCAGCGGTGAAGAGGGTGTTGATAGGTTGGAGGTATTGCTTTCACAGCAATATTTTAAATCATTAAATACAGGGTTCGCAAATATAGTGTTAGACAGGGAAAACCCACAAGTAGCAATTGACCAAGCGGTAGAAGCCACTGTTAACGCTATATACGGAGTAGCTAAGAAAGATTCACCAGCGGCAAGCGCTACGCAAACCAATGTTGTTCGCCCTCAGCTCGCGGCAACAGTAAGTGATATGCAAGCCTTAGAGAAAGAAATATTATCAGCAGGTCCTAGCGCCCGCCCACCAGCTGACATTACCGAAACGTTTAAATTTGGAGATAAAAACAACCCGGACCAAATTAAAGTTAAGTGGGATACTAAAGAGAATAAATGGAAGTACTTAAACTCTAAATCTATGGATAAAGCGCTTTACAACACTTTAGAAGACCTTATGGTTGCTAATCCTACTATATTCTACAAATAATAATATAAAATAAAATAGCCAATGTACGTTGTAGGCGACAAAAAACTATCTAACCAAGAAGCCGAAGATTTCGCTTTAGAGTTTGGTTCCGACGTTAAAACTTTAGCAGAGCAAAACGGTTGGGAATACATCGAAGAAGAGGGAAAGACCAACGGTCCGAAGGGAACCCCACCGGCAGGACCGCAACCGCTACCCGCTGGGGTTTCCAGTGCGGAAGCTATTTCATTGGGGTTACCAGGGGTTGAGTTAGCTATTGAAGATAGCAAGGAGCCTGCTACTTTACCACAAAAGTACAATAAGAAACTTAAGGAAATTACGCCTCGTTCTTCAAAAGCTGCGATAAGCGCAGTGCATTTTGGTTACACTGAAATGGACGGGGTTTTTGTGCCTGCTTCTTACAAAAGTGCTATAGAAGATGAAAAAGGACTTGTACCTTCATCGCAAAGATTAGCAACTGATATGCCTACTGTGGGTACTAATCCGCTTTTAGCAGATGACCCGGAGATCATTGCACTATTAGAAAACCTAGGCCTTGACCCAAAAGACCCGAATACACCGTTAACTTTCACAAAAGAACAGTTAGAAAAAGGTTTTAACCTTACTTGGGCTACAGAAGACGAAGTGTCATTAGGTGTTAACTCTGAAAAGCAAAGGTTTTCTGATTTATTCATAGATGCTTTAAGCCCGGGAGAAAAGAAAGTGCTTTTAAAAGAGGGGTCTAGAGATGAAGAGTTTAATTTAGAATATAGTATTGCTAGTGCTGCTGGTAAATACGATCCCATGGCTTCTGGTGCTGTTAAAGCTAAAAGCGGTGTTATGGGCGATATAGACCCGGGTACTATTTTAGAAGGTAAGTTTAAGCAGTTAAAACAAGAAAGCCAAGAGTTAAACAAAGAAGCACAAGCACTAGACGCTGTTACATCTGAATGGGAGGCGCGTAACAACGCTTTTGCAGCTAAAGCTGACGAACTATCAGCAGCTATAAAAAAAGCTGAAGAAACACTTCCTGTGCAGCCGCTGATACCTAAATTCGCGACAGCGCCTTCGCGGGAGTTTGTTGATAATTTTAATCAAAAAATTGAAGACTACAATAAATCATTAGATTCTTACAATGGTTTATTAGAAGAGTACGGGAACTTGTTTGAATCCGAAGAAAGCGCATGGTTAACAGGTACGTATGATAAAATTATAAACACTAGCGAAAGGCTACTACAAGAAGAAAAAAAGATAAGCACAAGGATTACAGATTTATCAGATACTAGTATAATGATGGAGTCCTTAGGTAAAAATTATTCCGACTTGAATGCAATAGCGCTTGGGTTGGAAGAGTTTTTTGTAGGCAGTGCATCAGCACTGGGTAAGTTAACTGTTCAAGGTGCAAAAGAATTACTAGGCGACGAACCTACAGCTTTAGGTAATACGGACCCTACGGATATATTGCAAATGCTGGACGATGCTGAGGTGTTCTTGTCTGACTACGCAGGTAGTTTATCTGAAAGACGCCAAAACCTGCCTTACAAAAGAACATACGAAGAAGCTAAAGAAGAAAACGCGCTGGGTGATTACGTATGGAACGGTATTATAAGCGGTATACCAACATTCGCAGCTTTATTTGTGCCCGCGGCAAGAGCCAACAGACTCACTAAGAGCACGATATCTAAAAGCAAAAAAGTTCTTACTAATGCGGAAAAATCCGTTATAGCTAAGGGATATCAAAAAGTAGCGGCTAGACAAACAATGGTTGCTTTCGCTGTGGCAGAAGGCGGTGGCTATTTAATGCAGACCGAGGAAGGTATTAAAACAGCTGAAAAAAGAAATGCTCAGATCGCATTGGAAATTGAGTCTTTAGAAGCATCAGGATTGCAGCCTGAAAAATTAGCTTTACTACAACAAGAGCAAGAGTACAACGAAAACCTACTGGGTTTAACTACCTTAGAGAAAGCATACGCGGCTAGCATGAACGCTCTTATAGCTACTGCAGCAGAAAGAGTAGGTTCTATAAACCAATTCCAAAAGTTTACTCAATACAGTAAAGCTGTAGGTTACAGAAATTTTAGAAAATATCTAAAGCCTACTCAGGCTAGATGGGCAGCAGCGCTTACCGGTATAGTTAAAGGTACCGTGCGCGGTGTGGCCGTTGAAGAGGTTGAAGAGAGCCTTACTCAGATAGGCAGCAATTACGTGGATAAATCTTTAGGGTTTAACACGCATTGGATGGAGGGTATTGATGCTGAATTCTTAAGACAGGTGGCAATTACTAGTTTTGTTATTAACGGTAAATCAGCTGGACACGGTCTTGTTAATACTGTTAAGCAAACTTTCGCTACTAAAGCTGAGAACAAGATTATATCTGAAAAAGTAGCGGGTATTTACGGTATTAACGACAGAATAACAGAGATTATCGCATCAGGCAAAGGTCCTGAGCAAATGAGAGAGTTGCGTAAGCTACAGCAGACTAAAGATAACATGCTAAAGGATCTGCTGCGTGAAGACGTTAACATATTGTCTAAGCTTAACGATTTAGAACAAGAAGACCTTCAGGCTATTGTAGACGCGGATATGGAAATCTACCGTCTGCAGCAAGAAGCCGGAGATTTAATGGGTAGTTCAGCAACACGAACTGACGCTACTAATACCGAGCTGGAAGCTATAAAGCAATCTATATCGGAGCAGGTAGCTATTAGAGAAGGGCTTTTAGGTAAGAGCGAAACAATAATAGCTGAAAAAACTAAATCTGCGCAGAACGGAGCGGAGGCTGTGTTACAGCTTAAGCAATTTAATTATTCAAGAGCACTGGCACGCAGCATAGGCGGTGACAAGTACTTTGAAGCTAATAGCTTAGACGACTTAAATAAAGCTGATTTTACAGAAGCAGAATTAGCCGATATAGAACGAGGGCTTTCTGATGGCAGCAATGCTGTTTATGTAAACGGGAAGACTATCGTATTTACAGCAAATTCTGAAAAATCAATAACAGAAAGAGGGAGCGTAGCTGGATTGTTTGCCGCCAATGGACCAATGCACGAATTCGGCCATCAAGAAATACGATCAGCCGGTATAGTCACTAAGAAAGGTTTAGTGGGTATTGGGCAAGGTATGGTTAAAGGCATTTTAGACGAAATTGAAAGAGGCAAAGACGGTGGTTGGATTCCTGATAATATTTACAACGCAGCTCAGCAACTTGTTAATGACTACAAAGCTGATAACGAAGGGAAGATAGACTCTGAAGAGCTGTTAACTATGCTCATCGATTTGACCTCCGCCGGCGTACTGCGTAAAAGCTCATACCAATCAGTCTGGCAGATTAAGTCTATGCTTAACGGTTTACTTAAGGTAGCTAACGAGGACGCTGCTCCTTATTTTAAAATAGACAATTACTCTGATGCAATGCAATTTGTGTCTCACGCTATAAGTAAGTTTGAAAGCGGTGCAACGAGCAGAATGATGCCGCCTGAAGACGAAGCTAGCTTTAAAGAATCAAAAACTTTAACACCGGAACAAGATGCTTCTGTTATAGACATGCTATCTAAGCGTGCAGCTAGAATTGAAGAAGCTAAGAAAGTAGCAGAGAAATTTGGCGTAGAAGTACAAGCGGACGCGGTACAACAACGCTTAGAAGCTAAGATTAGAGAGCAACTAAGCCCTTTAATCGGTAAGATTGTTACCAATCGTACTAAAGCATTGTACGATCCTATTGCACCAGAGCAGCGTAATAACGTATCTCGTGATGATTTCCAGAACTCTTTAAGAACTGAGATTGAAGCTTTAGCATTTGAAGAATTTAAAGAAGGCAAGCAAGACATTGAGAAGTTCCTTGTTAACAGAGCGTTCTTAAGATCAAACAACCTAGCTTCTAGATTAGGTATTGAGTCAGCTGCGACTGGTGGTATTAAGAAAGACATCGATACCGCTAAAGGAATGGCGGTACAGGAAGAAGCGGCTGTTAAAGAGGATAAGCCTAAATACAAAACTTTACTAGAGCGCAGAATCCTAGACGCTGAGGTTATAGACAACGTTAAGGAAAAGGTTAAGTCCACTGTGAGGGTTATGAAAACACGCATGGATGCGCCTGTTTCTAAAAACGTAACCGTAAAGCCTTACATTGCAGAACTGCGTAAGGCCATGGGTAAGCAAGCCGACATTGACTTAAAGAAAGCAATGGGTGGTAAGAAAGACGGGGAGCTCCGTAAATTCTTACTACGTAACAAAGCTGCTATCCTGCAGAACATGACTACCACGTATTTGATGACGGCTATGCCTAACGCTATTCAGAAAAAAGTAGACGGCGTGTGGACTAGTGACTGGAAAGGTAAGAAAATTGACCGTGAAAGTGTTTCTACGGACAGTGCGGGTCGCACTTCAGGCGCAGAGCTAGTTAGAAGGCTACCTAACGCATCAACTAGATTATCTGATGCTGATTACTTATCTAACATTTTAGACGAGACAGGAGCGCCTATACGCGGTCGTAAAGAATCGTTAGCTAAAGCTATTGCAGAGGAGCTTTCATTTGATATTATCAACGAAGCACTACAGGACCCTAATAGTGATATTAGAGAAGCTTTTGAAATGCGCCAAGATTTACTCGGAGTAGAGCTACGTGAAAACTATATAGTAGAGACCCAAAGAGATATTGAGCGAGGTAATGTTAAGTTCTCTAAAACTTTTAACTTAACAGACAAAAATAATGTTAAGAGAGCTAGAGAGCTTTGGAAGACTGTACAAAAAGAAGGTTTTGATACTGTAGTCGGCGATAACGGTGTATTAATGGAACCGTACAATGAGGAGTATAAGGACATAGAAGGTGTTGGAAAATGGCTATTAGAAGCTAATGAGTCTGGATTAATATTAGACGAGAGGCTGTTAGCTTTTCAGCAGTTAGTTCAAAAATCTAAGGTAATACCCGCTAGTGTAAAAGCTAATACTAAAAAAGCACTAAGTAAAGAATCTCCGAAAGAACGAAAAGATGCTTACGCTAAAGATGTACTGGCTTTAGCTAAAGCACTAGGTTCAGATATTGTAAAAGCAATTGGCTCTGAAATATTTGGTATTCACTATCGTATTTTAGACGGCGCTGATGTTAAAAAAGACACGGGTAAACCTGGTGACTACAAGAGCTTAAAGGATAGCATAGAAAACGTAGGTGCGGCTAAGGATTTGCCAGCTGGATTAATGCCTGAAAATATTAGAATATTTAATTCCTCTATGGGCATTATGGGTAAAATATTTAGAAACATTCTAAATAAAGAAATGCCTGTATCTCAAAAGCTAGAAAAACTTGCTGAGTATTCTGAAGAAATTGCAGCAGCTAGCGAAGCTAATAAGCTAGCTTATCAACACATAGTAGAGACTGTACGATCGTTATATAAAGAAGGTAAAATAAAGCCAGAAACCATTGTTGAATTAATGCAAATTCAAACAAATTTAAAAGCTGGTTTTAGAGGGCTTACCTCCTTAACTTACGCTACAGTAACCAAAGATGCCATTGGTCACCCAAAAGGAGAGCACCTAGCTGACAATGCGACTACAAGCTTTAACATACTAGAGCTTATATTTGACGAGACCATTAGTGACTCTGAGTTTTCATCTAAGCTTCGTGAAGAATTAAGATTTCACGATCAATGGATGGAGAATAAAGACGCATTAGATGCTGTAGATTTCTTTGGGAAAAACAATCCGTACAAAGATAAGCGTATACTATTACTAGGTAGCAGAGCTAACAGCGTATTCACTATTGATGGTATGCCGGCTAAAGAAATGATAGAGAGAAGAAGCGCTGCCATTGAGAGCTCTATCAAATTCAGTAAATCCGTTAACCAAAAAGAATTAGCGGCAGCCAAAGCAAACATAAAAAGACTTGACGAAAAGGCTGCACCTAGAAAAGCTAGAGTGTTTGACTTTGACGATACATTAGCACGGTCTAACTCTAATGTTCTTTACACAATGCCTGATGGCAAAACCGGTAAGCTTAATGCTACTGAATTTGCGAAGCGCTCTGAAGAACTTGAAGCAGCCGGTGCTGTATTTGATTTCTCTGAATTCAACAAGGTAGTAGATGGTAAAAAAGGTCCGTTGTTTGAACTCGCTAAATTTATAAACGAAAGCCCTGGAAGACGGGACATGTTTGTATTAACAGCTAGACCTCAAGATGCAGCTTTACCGATACATAAATTCTTAAAAGGTTTAGGTTTAAACATACCTTTAGAGAATATAACAGGTTTAGCTAACGGTGCACCTAAGGCTAAGGCTGACTGGATGCTAGAGAAATTTGAGCAAGGCTACAATGATTTTTACTTTGCAGACGATGCATTAAAGAATGTAAAAGCTGTTAAAGAAGCATTGAAAACTATAGATGCAAAAAGCAAGGTTCAATTAGCTAAATTCTCTAAGGCAACTAAAGATGAATTAAGCAATGAATTTAATAACATACTTGAACGCAAAACCGGTGTAGAATCATTTAAAACATTCTCTAAGGTACAAGCGCAGATGCGTGGTGCAAACAAAGGTAAATTCAAACTATTTGTAGCACCTAACGTTGAAGATTTCCGCGGCTTAGTTAACTACGCTTTCGCCGGTAAAGGCAAGCAAGGTGAAGCTGATATGAAATGGCTTGAGGAAAAGCTTATGACGCCGTACGCTAAAGGTGTAGCTGCAATTGATGGTATACGCCAACAGATTAAGCGTGACTTTAAACAAGCAGTCAAAGCTTTCCCACAGCAATACAGATTACTTAATAAAGAAATCAACAAGAGTGGTTTCACGTACGATCAAGCGCTTCGTGCTTACTTATGGAAGAAAGCAGGTATTAACGTTCCTGGTTTATCACAGAAAGACGCTAAGCTTCTTGACGATGCTATTAAAGCGTTTCCTGAGTTAGTTGAATTCGGTGAAGCAATGTTAGTTGTTGCTCGTAGAGACCAATGGATGGAACCTGGCGATTACTGGCAAGCAGGCACATTATTGTCTGACCTTAACAGTATGACAGAGAAGGTTGGTCGTAAAAAGTATTTGGAAGAGTTTATTGGAAATGCAGACGTTATATTTAGTGAAGATAACCTAAATAAGATTGAAGCACTATACGGTAAGCCACACCGTGATGCTATTGAAGATGCATTGTACTCTATGAAGAACGGTACCAACCGTAACGCAGGGGGCAACAAGCAAGTTAACGCATGGTTGAACTGGATTAACGGTTCTACCGGAGCGATTATGTTCTTCAACCGTCGTTCAGCATTGTTACAGATGCTATCGTTCACTAACTTTATCAACTGGTCAGATAACAACATATTAAAAGCTGGTGCAGCCTTCGCTAATCAAAAGCAATACTGGGCTGACTGGGTTATGATATTCAACTCAGACAAACTTAAAGAGCGTCGCGGTGGACTGAAACAAGATGTAAGTTCTGATGAGATTGCTAGTTTAGCGAACAAAAGTAAGAACAGCCCACAAGCTATCTTAGCATACCTGTTGCAGATTGGTTTTACGCCAACACAGATTGCGGATAGTATGGCTATTGCAACTGGTGGTGCTACGTTCTACCGTAACCGTGTTAACAAATACGTTAAAGAAGGGCAATCACAAAAGCAAGCGGAAGAGCAAGCGTTTATCGACTTCGCTAAGAAATCTGATGAAGCGCAGCAGTCGTCAGACCCATCAATGGTGTCACAAGTACAAAGAAGCACGTTAGGACGCCTCGTATTCGCGTTTCAGAACACACCCTTGCAGTACACACGTTTAATGAAAAAGGCTGCCTTAGATTTGGCTAATGGACGCGGGGACTGGAAAGAGAATGTTAGTAAGATTGCTTACTACGGTGCGATACAAAACTTTATCTTCTCTGCTTTGCAAAGTGCTTTATTCGCGATGCTACCAGGATTTGATGACGATGAAGACGAAACACTAAGCAATGCTGAATTAGAAAAGAAAAACGCTAAAGAGGAACAAAAGATAGCTAGAGTACTTAACAGCATGTTAGATACGCTACTTAAAGGTTCTGGTGTGTACGGCGCAGTATTCTCTACGGTTAAAAACCTTATTAAAGAATACGAGAAGCAAGAAGAAAAAGGATTTATGGCCGACCATACCTACACGATTCTTGCAGCACTAGGTATATCTCCGCCTATCGGCTCTAAAGCTCGTAAACTTTACAGCGCTATCCAAACTAAGAAGTTTGACAGAGATGAGATTGAAGCGCGCGGGTGGGCAGTTACAGCGGATGGCAAATTAAACTTAGGACCCAACTGGTCTATACTAGGTAATGTATTATCAGCATCGATTAACTTACCACTTGACCGCGTTGTTGACGAGCTTACGTCAGTAGCTGAAGCATTCGATACACGTAACAAAGCATGGCAGCGTATAGCATTGGGCTTAGGCTGGAAAACCTGGGACGTTGGTGTTAAAGACGAAGAAGGTGAAGCTATTAAAGAAGCAGCTAAGGCTAAACGTAAAGCGGCTGGTGTAGAAAAAGCGAAAGAAACGCGCGCTAAGAGTAAAAAATCAACGCAGTTTAAAGACGCATCAGACTTTTAATTATGAAGATATCAGAACTCGGTAACGAGCCTGCTATAGAGCGCTTAGAAAATTTAAAGTCAATTGCACTAAACATCCGCCAGCAAGTGCGGGATTATTTTAACAAAACTATTACATAACATAATACTATGGATCGCACTATAAAAAAAATTATAATACACTGCTCGGCTACTAGAGAAGGCCAAGATATAAGCGTAGATACTATTAGAGATTGGCATTTAAAAAGAGGCTGGTCAGACATTGGGTATCATTATGTTATTGAT